ACAACGACATAAGGAGTCGAACATGGACAAAGCAGATTTGAAACAAGACAAGAAGATGGTAGCTGGAGCCGTGCACAAGCACGAGAAGAAGCTGCATCCCGGTCAGCCTATGACAAAGTTTGCCAAAGGCGGTAAAACTAACCTGCAAATGAAGCAGTTGGGTCGTGGTCTAGCCAAGGTGGCTAACCAGAAGAAGTCTTCCTTTACCTACAAAAAAGGCGGTTGATATGGCAACTTTTAGCAAAAAAATGATGGGCAAAGAAGTTGGTGATGCCAGCGTCTATGCTCCGCCCCATAACATGAGCGGCGAAGCGGGTGTGGACATCAAGAACAGCGGCTACCAAGGTGGCAATCGTTTGACCGCCAATGATGTGAACATGTCTGTTGGTAACATCAGCCGTGATCCATACAAAGCACCTAAGACTTCTGGCATTAAAATTCGCGGTACTGGCGCAGCTACTAAAGGTGTGATGGCCCGAGGCCCAATGGCTTGATATGAATTACACGCAACTGTTCGATACCATTCAGTCGTACACGGAAAATAACTTTCCGGATTTCACTCTTGCCAGTGGCGGGATAGAGACGACTACCGAACAGATCAATCGGTTTATTGAACAAGCCGAACTACGCATATATAACACGGTGCAGTTTCCGTTTTTGCGTAAAAATATGACGGGTAATATTCAGTCGGGCAACAAGTACCTTCAAGCGCCAAACGACTATCTGGCTACATACTCTTTAGCTGTGATAGATGCGTCTGGTAACTACGAGTACTTGTTAAACAAAGACGTAAACTTCATTCGCCAGTCATACCCTAATCCAACTACAGATGTTGGCATTCCAAAGTACTACGCATTATTTGGCCCAGCATTGTCGGGTAGTGTAATTACAACTGAACTGACGTTTATTCTTGGCCCAACACCTGATACTACTTATACGGCAGAGCTTCATTTCTATTACTACCCAGAGTCAATCACGACTGCGGGTACGTCATGGCTTGGTGACAACTTTGACACAGTGCTTCTGTATGGAGCACTGGTGGAGGCTTACACCTACATGAAAGGCGAAGCAGACATGCTTGCCTTATACGATGGCAAATACAAAGAAGCCCTTGCACAAGCTAAACGTTTGGGTGATGGTATGGAGCGTCAGGATGCCTATCGTTCTGGTCAATATAGACAGGCGGTGACCTGATGGCGCGGCGTATACATCCGATGGTGAGACTTCTGGTGGTAACTACGTAGCTGGTGGCCAAGTGGTTACGGCAACAGTTAATACGGCGCTAGGTTCAAACAGTAGTACTATTTACGTTAATTTTTCTAGCCCAGCTTGGACTGGCGCAATTACGGCTCGGGGAGCTTTAATTTATAAAGCTGGGGCTAATGGCGCTGTCTGCGTTCTGGACTTTGGGAATAACATAACATCGACTGGTACTTTCACTGTAACGATGCCTGCTAACACTAGCACGGCTGCACTCATTAGACTTGTATAGGAGAAAACATGGCACTGGTTACAACCACCAAAGGCGAAATGGACGAATCTCTTCTTGAGAAAAAAGAAGGTTCAGTCGATAATGACCACGAGTACACGACTTGGGTTGAGTATTGGCATGAAGGTGAGTTGGTTCACCGTTCGGCGCATGTGCAACTAAAGAAATCGGTGGGGATAAAAGTCGAAGCCGCATCTTTTGGTTAATTTTTTAAGGAACTATTATGGCAAATACACAATCAATGTGCACCTCGTTTATGAGCGATCTGTTGGTCGGTGGCCAACAACTAGGCGCTGTAACTCTGGTTTCTCGCACCAGTTTAACTGCTCCAACTACAGACACAGTTAAAGCTGCGTTGTACTTGGCATCTGCAACCATTAATGCTTCCACCACTGTTTATACAGTAACGGGTGAAGTGTCGGGCACAGGCTATGTTGCTGGTGGTGTGACGGTAACTAATGCCACTGCGCCCACTTCAACAAACTCGTCTGCAACAGCAGGCGTTGCGTACTGGACTCCTTCGGCAAGTATTACGTACACAACCGTGACTTTGACCACGGCGTTTGATGCGGTGTTGTTGTACAACTCCACCCAGAATAACAAGGCAATTAGTGTTCATACCTTTGGTTCGCAGACAATTACTGCTGGCACGTTCACGTTGACAATGCCATCGAATACAACTTCGACTGCTTTGATTCGTTTGGCTACAACCTAATAGGGTCGGTGGGGTAACTCACCGGAGTAGCCATGTTTGGAATCTCCGCATTTGCCGAAGCGCCGTTCGCCTCGCTTGCGGGGCAGACAGTAGTTGTTGCTCTTACCGGCGTTCAGGCGTCTGGCGCGGTAGGAACAGTTGCGGTTGGCGCTAGGTCTAAAGCCCTAACAGGCGTAGCAGCTACGGGCGCAGTTGGCTCAGTTACGGAAACTAATAGCCCAACAGAAAACGGAGTAGTTGCTACAGGTGCAGTTGGTACAGTTGTTCAAAGTAGAACGGTTGCTCTCACAGGAGTTTCTGCTTCGGGCGCAGTTGGCACGGTTGTCCAAAGTAGGTCTAAAGCTCTTACCGGAGTTTCTGCTTCGGGCGCAGTTGGAAATCTTACCGAGACTAACAGCCCAACAGAAAACGGCGTAGTTGCCAATGGTTTTGTAGGCACGGTTGTCCAAAGTAGAACAGTTGCGTTGAATGGTGTAGCAGCCTCTGGCGCAGTTGGAAATGTTACCGAAACTAATAATCCAACTGAAAACGGTGTAGTAGCTACAGGCGCAGTAGGTTCCGTCACCCCAAGTCGGACTGTAGCGTTGACTGGTGTAGTAGCCTCTGGTGCGGTGGGTGATGTTACAGAAACAAATAATCCAACCGAAGATGGCGTAGTAGCTACCGGTAGTGTGGGGTCAGTGGGGTCAAGTCGGACGGTTGCAATAACCGGAGTACAAGCTAGTGGCCAAGTTGGTACAGTAAATTATTTTTATTGGACAACAATTGATGACAGCGGGACTCCAAACTGGCAAAATGTGAGCAACAGCGGGACTCCAAACTGGCAAAATGTGAATAATGTACAAGCGCCAAATTGGGAAGATGTTGAAATGGTTGTGTAAGGAAAGAATATGGCTCTAGTTTTAGCAGATCGCGTTAAAGAAACCACTACCACGACTGGTACGGGGACAGTGACTCTGCTTGGCGCATCCACAGGGTTTCAGTCTTTTGCTGTGATTGGCAATGGCAACACAACTTATTACACCATTGCAGGGCAGACTGGTAGTCAGTGGGAAGTAGGTATTGGTACGTACACTTCTTCTGGTACAACACTTGCCCGTACTACGGTTTTAGCAAATAGCGCAGGAACCCAACCATCGGCTTTATCATTCTCAGCCGGTACAAAAGATGTGTTTGTTACATATCCATCACAAAAATCGGTATCCACCGACACACTGGCCTACCCGCCAGCCATTGGCTCTACAACTCCTGCGGCTGGTTCGTTCACATCGGTGACCGTCCCTGTTGCTTCTGGCAACGCTGTTATTTCCCCTAACACCAGCATCACAGGTTGGCTGTACTCAGGTAATAGTTTTTCTGTTGGCGGTCAGGAAACATCACCCACAGGTTTGTTTATTGGCTCTAATGGTACAAAGATGTACGTCAATGGCTCATCTGGTGACGATGTAAACGAATATACACTTGGAACTGCTTGGAACATTACGACAGCTACGTTTGTCACTACATTTTCTACAGCTGCACAGGATAGTGCGCCACAAGACATCTTTTTTAAACCAGATGGTTTGTCAATGTTTGTTATGGGAAGTACAAACGACACAGTTTATCAATACACGCTTAGTACGGCTTGGGACATTTCGACAGCATCATACGCCAGCAAGTCTTTTAGCGTTACAACGCAGGAAGCAACACCACTTGGTCTTTGGTTTAAACCAGATGGTTTAGTAATGTATGTCATTGGGTCAAGTTCTGACACAGTATTTCAGTACACACTTGGAACTGCGTGGGATGTGTCAACAGCAACTTATGCAAGTATTTCGTTTAGTGTTGCATCACAAGAAGGTTCGGCTAACCAAGTCAACCTGAGTGCTGACGGCACAAAGATGTGGGTGGTTGGTACAACTGGCGATGACATTTGGGAATACACACTTGGTACGGCTTGGAATGTAAGCACAGCAACTCCCGTCAACAACTTCTATATTGGTTTTCAAGATACTAGCCCAAATGGATTGTATATTGATTCCACAGCGGCTAATCGTGTGTATCTTGTGGGAAGTACAACAGATACAGTTTACCAATACAACACCGCCACAAACTCTGTCGATTTCAGCACAGACAAGCTGTACACACCCGGCACACTATCCATAAACGGTAACTTTGTTTCTGGTGCAAATGCTTATGTTGATGGAACTCTGGTTGTTCAAGGTGCCGTAACTGCGGGCGGTGCCGTAACTGCAAGTTCTACTGTTGCTGTAAGTTCTACATTAACAGCGGCTGCCGCAGTAACTTTTAGCGGAACAACAACAAGTCTTTTGTTGGGAACATCACAAACAACAGGTCTTATTACTGTTGGTGGAACTACCGGCACAGGTATTATTACCGTTGGCCAGTCTACAGGCGCTCAAACGCTTAACTTGGCTACTGGTGCTACAACAAATGGTACAACCAAAACAGTCAATTTTGGCACTGCGGGTGTTTCTGGTTCAATTACTAACATTAACATAGGCTCTGCTGTATCTGGGGCAACGTCATCCGTTACGGCAAATGGAAATTGGGCGTTTGCAAATGCCCCTACAGTTGGCACTGCCACACTGGCATCAAGATCATACGCACAAGCCATGCGTATTTTGGCTCTTTAAGGAACTAATATGGCAGTAACCAATTTCTCCCCTCTCCTTGGTTTAGCACTACCAACTACTGGAGATTTGTCTGGTACGTGGGGTACAACAGTCAATGACTCCATTACAAACCTGCTTGACTCGGCGGTTGCTGGCACGACTACACTTTCAGCCGATGCGGATGTAACTCTTTCAACGACCAACGGCGCGGCTAACCAAGCACGTAATGCTATCATCTTGTGGACAGCCAGTAACGGCGCAACCACTCGGAACATCACGGCTCCAGCCCAGAGCAAAGCCTATTTGGTCATCAATGCTGGCACTGGCTCTATCGTTATTCGCGGCTCTGGCCCAACAACTGGCGTAACGGTTGCCTCCGGTGTTCGCGCCTTGGTAGCGTGGAACGGCTCTGACTTTGTGAAGATTGTCAGTAACCCAGTGGTGTTGACAACAGACGTGTCCGGTGTTCTTCCAGCCGCTAATGGTGGTACAGGGTTGTCTAGCCCGGGGGCCAACGGGAACGTTTTGGCATCTAACGGTTCGGCTTGGGTATCATCATCAAGCGCCAGCGTTTCTGCTGGTAAGTCTATTTCTTTTGCACTTGTTTTCGGTTTCTAAGGAGCTATAAATGGCCAATCCAAATATCGTCAACGTAACGACAATCAATGGCGTTACAACTTTTCTTGCACCCGCTAACACTACAGCCAACGTGCTGTTGTCAAATGCAGCATCTTCTGGTCTGGTCTTTAAGATCAATCAGATTGTGTGTGCAAATGTTACGGGTTCTGCGGCTAACGTCACAGTGAGCATCGACAACGCCGCTGCTGGCGCTGGTACAGACTTCCCTATTGTGTCAGCAGTGTCTGTTCCAGCTAATGCGTCGCTGATTGCGGTGGATAAGACTACAGCTATCTACTTGATGGAGAACCAATCTATCGTTGTGACCAGCGGTACAAGTGCTGCCATCTCATATACTATTAGCTACGAATCTATCGCTTAAAGGGGTAGCCCATGTCGATGTCTCGCCAAGCTGGTATTGTTTTACCGGGGTACAACGCCCTGAAGGTTGCTAACGCCCCTACGATTGGCACTGCTACGGCGGGGGATACTCAAGTTTCTGTGGCATTTACTGCCCCTACGTGTGTGGGTGGCGGGGCTATTTCATCGTACACGGCATTTGCAAACTGCGGTGTCTACAGAACAACCGGCGCATCGTCCCCCTTGGTAGGCACAGGATTGACCAACGGCACGGCGTACACTTTTAAAGTCATTGCAACCAATGTGTATGGCCCAAGTTATCCAAGCGGGGCTTCAAATAGCGTAACCCCAGTAGTGGTTACCGGTCAACAGGCTTATACAGCCGCAGGAAGTTACACATGGGTGGCCCCTGCTGGCGTGACTTCCGTCTCTGCTGTTGTTGTTGGGGGCGGGGCAAGTGGTAAGTTCAACGGCAGTGGCGGTGCGGGTGGCCTTGCCTATATTAACAACTACTCTGTTACTCCCGGCGCAAGCTACAGCGTATCTGTGGGCGGGGGCGGCATAAGTAGTGGACTGACCTGCCGCGCTGCTGGTGGCGCATCTTCATTTGTTAGTTCAGGAGTACTGGGCGTTTCCGGCGGACAGGGGGGCTGTGGCGCGACTTCTGCGGGCG